CTCTTTTCAACTTTCTTTTTACCCATAAACGGTATAGTATTATTCAGGGTCATAATAACACAATTTTGAAATATATCTTGAGAAGCAGATAGTTGTTTTAAAATATAATCTGTTGTATTATTAATAGAATCTCTTGTTTTATCTTCTCCGTCAATATAAAGATAACATTTAGATGGTTCGAGCTTGCGAACGATTATACAATTTGATACTCTATCATCTACTTTAATATCTACTTCTAAAACAACCTCACAATCTTTTTGATTAATATGGTTGACAATGTTTTCTTTCTTTAACTCTCGAATAGTACTACCAAATATAGCAAAGTGAATGGCATCGGCAATAGTTGATTTACCGACACCATTACGCCTGTCTTCTTTATCCTTGTTTATACCTGTAATAATATGAAGACCAGGCTTAAATTCAATAACAACTTCCTCATCACCTACGGAGAGGAAGTTTCTTATAGTTAATTTTCTTAAATTAATTTGCTTCATTACATTAATGCAATGTACTCTTATATAACTCTAGAGTATATTCAGTAACCTTACTTTTATTATCAATATCCATAAGGTCAATAAATTCTTCTATAGCTGCCTCTATATCAATACCAGATAAATCTTTTCTTGTATCGTCACTAATCGCAAACATATTAAAATTATTTGCATAATCGACGTTTATAGAGATTGGTTTGTAAGAATTTAACTTCTGTACTACAAAATCAATCTCATCTGGTGCAATATTCCTATCAATTATAAATTTAACAAAGCTATTTTCAAGACTTTCTTTAACATCTTTAGTAAGTTTTTTCTGCTTTACCAATTCAGACAATAATAATTTAACATGCTTCGGAGATTTCTCATTCTCATAAAACTCAAACGTCTTATCTTCAACATCTAAAATGTAATAGCCTTTTGAGCTACCTACATCTCCGAAATCCATCTGAAATGGTGATCCGAGATAAAGGATAGTACCGTTATTATATTTTCTTTCTTCTCTTAAATGAAAATGTCCTGTAATAATTAAATTAGATTTGGCTAAGAGGTCTTTTGAGCCGACTCCGGACTGACATACTTTAAAATTAGTCTGTTTAAACGAATTAATCTCAAAATGACCAAAAATAATATCGCTTTTTGGTATATCATTTACCTCTACACCCCACGGAACAAAGGTAATCTTTTTGCCAAAAATAGTTTCACTTCGTAACTGAGGAACAATTGTAATATTAGGCCATCCTTCTAAGATAGTTAAAGAATTGACATCAGACCTATCCTTATAATAAGCATCATGATTACCAACAAGAATAATAATATTAAATTCCCTCCACTCATCTAATATTTCTTTTACAAAGTGGATAGTATTAACGGCAATTTCATCTCTGTAATGGAAAAAGTCACCACTAATGATAATATCTTTGATGTCTTTTTCTCTTAATTCAATGGCTAACCATTTTGACCAATCTAAAATAATCTGATGCCACTGTGCGCTGTTTTGATGTACTCCAACATGGATATCACTAACGCAACAGACACGTCTATCGTTTAGAAAAATGTCTCTCTTACTTTTAGTCATCTAACTGCTGATTATTACCGTCGGAATCAGAAGATTTAGTATAGATATTAACACCAGGATTAGAGTTAACAAGATCAGCATATACTGTTTCTTGATAGCTAGTTACAGTCTCATGATATTTTTTCTCTTTCTTAATACGATTAATAAAAGCATGAAATGCAATTGTTGTATAATATGAGAAAGGATTATTACCTGAATCTAATTTAAACTTTTTATTCTTAAGAGCAGAAAACATCTTAAGAATAGCATCTCCTACCATCTCATCTTTATATGAGTAATTAATAAAGTTAGGAGCATAGCTAAGACCGTTTGCAATTTTTGTGATCATGCCTGCAAGTATGTCTGTAACTTCATCAGTTTCATAATACTGACTTAATTCTTCGAGAAATTCTTTCGAATTAACGTAATGTTTCTCTTTATCAGTATTCTTAGGCTTGCGTTTTCTAGGAGCCTTCTTAGGAGCCTTCTTTGATGGTTTTTCTGCCATAATTAATTTTTTCCTTGTCGTAATGTTCTATACGTTTTTGTAGATGTTGTCTACCATACATAAGATCATCACCAATATCAATAATTATAAGCTGCTGTTTTGACTTATGCAACCGTAAACCTCTACCAATTGATTGGATTGTCTTAATTTTGGCTTTACCACCACCCGCAAAAACTATATAATGTAGATTTTTAATGTTAATACCAGTTGAAAATATCTTAGATATAGCAATAACAACTACATCATCACTAACTTCCATTAGTTGTTTTACTTTATCTCTATCTTCAACTGCCACTTCTCCTCTAATAAAATAAACCTGTTTGTCCTTACAATGACGTTTAACATACTCAAGTAATATCTCTCCATGTTCAATATAATCAATTAATATAAGAGCATTTTTGTCAAACTTATTACTTAACTTACTAATAATATTATTCCTAAAATCACTATTAATAATAAAATCGATTTCCCTTTTGTACCTTTTCGTCGGAGTAAGTGGTTCGGATGGATATAAAACATATTTGGGTTGGGTTTCGTATTTAAGGTCTAATATTTGTGCTTTAACTTGTGCAATATAATTCTCTTTTCTTAATGAGGCGCTATTTTTTTCATAGAGTACAGGACCAATCTTACCAATAATATTCCACTGATCTAATAACTCCTCTGGCATAGTACCGGTAAAGCCATATCTATGAGGAGTGTGTATCTTATTAATAATTTTATTAATCTTATTACCTTGTCTCACTTTATGTACCTCATCAATGATACAAAGATCAACGTTATGAACCCATCCTGTGTTAGATTTACTGCTTTGTAATATACCTAAATTACAAATAACAACGTTAGTAGTAAGATCTAGCTCATCATCCCCTGTCCATTTAGAAAATGTAAACGTAACACCGTAGTCTTTTAGGTCATTATATGTTTGTTCCACAAGGCCTCTATCGGGTACGATAATAATACCGTGAAAATTATTCTTATCATATTGTTTATATATAGATTCAACTAATGATGACATTGTTAATGTCTTACCGCCAGCTGTTGCAAGTATCACTGTACCTCTACCTACTTTGAGACATCTATTAACAATATCTTCTTGATAATCTCTTAGCTTTAAGTCAAGCTGTATAGGTTCTGTGTCTTTATACCCAGGTTTGACGTTAGTAATAAATGTATCAGTATAATTTATATCATCATCAACGTTATGCTCAGCAACAAAATCAATAATTTGCTTATATAATCCAGCATCGAATCTACCAGCAGGTGTTATTGCGTACTTTCTAGCTGGTATAAACGTTCTACCAAAACGTCTTGCGAACTTCGCCGCATCATTCTTTACAGAAAAATATTCACGAATTTGATCTAGGCTTTCACATTTCATGATGCCCTGTCTTCTACCGCTATCCCATTCAAAGTTTAGGCTCATGTTGTTTCTAGCTTCATAATCTCTGTAACGTTCTTAATATCAAACGTCATAGAGCTAAAAATTTTCTCTACCTTCTCAAGATATTCAATTAATAGATATGTTTCTTTTATCTTTGCATCAATCTTAAGAACAGAATCTACTTTACATACTTTCTTTTCTGCAACAGGTTCAGCGATCTTAACCGGGCTTTCGCTCAGTAGCTTACTGGTTAACTCTTTAATTAACTTCTCCTTCTCTCTTCGAAGCTCTTTTACTTCAAATTTATGTCTCATAAGTCTACCGACCCACTTATGTTTAATAGCAGGCAGTCTCATTTGTACATCGAGTATATTAAAGTTATCTACGTTCGTGTCTTGAACGATCTCTTCCATATATTTGTCTAAAGTCGACATTATTCACATAAATAATAATATAATATTATCAAAGATCAATGAATAATCTTTTCGAAAACCGTTTTGTTAAACTTCTAGAAGATATGACAGCAGGAGGTGCTGGAAGTGTTTTTGGATCAGGTGTTGATGCAACAGCAGATCAATTTTCAGGTGATAATTATGCTCCTGGTGATGCTCGTTATGTTTTTGGTGGTAAATCACCTGTAGTACAAACTAGACCTGGTATAAAAGGGAAGTGTCCCAAGAAAAAGAAAAAGTGTGGAAAAAGAAAACGTAAGTCATAACTAATCCTGTGGAGGATAAATTAAACTTAGGGCATTGGACATACGAAGGTATATGGCCTACTGATTGTTTTGGTTTTATCTATCAAATTACCAATATTAACACTCAAAAGAAGTATATTGGTAAAAAACAAGTTCAAAAAGTTATAAAACGTCCACCTCTCAAAGGTAAAAAGAACAAACGTCATGTAATTACCGAATCTGATTGGAAAACATATACTGGATCATGTAATGAGCTTAATGAACAGATAGTTTCTGATGGAAAAGATAAATTTACCTTTGAAATACTACGTTTGTGTAATAATAAGTGGGAGTTATCTTATTATGAAGCTGAATTACAGTTTAAGTTAGGTGTTTTATTAAAAGAAGAGTATTATAACGGTATAATTAACTGTAGAATTGGAAAAAAACCGAAGAATTAGTTGCACTAGGGGGAAAAAGTAGTTATAATCTGCGTAGTGGGACAGAAAGAAACATATACACTCAATAATTTTACCATAATTGACTTTCATATCCTATTCCTCCGTAAGATCGAAGGCAAAATTATTAATGATTACTGTGATTACGGTTTATTAGATAAAAAATTACGTCTAAACAACAAAGATACACGTAATTTACTACTCCATCACGTAATATTTGAGTTATGCCAGTACATCCTTAGTAAAAAAACTGGTAAACACGTTATATTTTGTAGTTTAGATCATAAATCATTAGCAGGCTCGCAGTTTCTTACACTAAATCTAATTGATCCTGGCGAACTGAACACATTTTTGGTTAAGAAGCTACAGAGATTATCAAAAATACTTCCAATCAGATTCATTTTTGCAGAAGATATATTTAATAATTATGTTTTTGAGTTGCAGACGTGTGGAGGTCAACGAGAAGAGCTGAATATGTTTATAGATTCAACAGATAATAAGTTTATGAAGTATAGATTTGATAAATTGTTACAGTTTGCAAAGAGGTTTAATCTTACATTTCTATCAGAAGACTATTTTAGACAAATAAAGAATAAGCAGCTACTTATAAAATAAATATTTTATATGTCTAGTTTTGAAAAATTAATTGCCGAACAAGGTTCACAATACGGTGTTGTGTATGAGCAAGAACCTGCCGTCGCTGATCCAGCGGCTGGTACACCGGAACCAGTACCTCAAGATCAAGATGTTGTACAACCGCAAGAACCTGCTGATCTTTCTTCAGAAGGTAAAAAATTTATGATTAGTTTAGGTCTCAAAGCACTTCGAATTGATTCTGACTTATTATCTGAAGACGATTTATTTAGAGCAGCTGCAGACATTACAGATGAAAATGCAGATGATATGTTAGATTTCTTAATGTCTAAAGTAGAAGAACACAAATAATGATTTCATTTAAAAATTATACTCTGTTACAGGAAGGGGGAGCTGGTGGACATATGGCTCACCCATTTGATTTGCCTGATGTTAATAATGGTAAACAACTTCTTAAAAAGCTTGATCAAGTTATAGTATATTTGCAAAAAACACCAGCTGCAATTAAGCTAGATGGAGTTAATGCTGCGGTTAAGATTATTACTAACGAAGCTGGTGAAAAAGAATTTGCAATGGATAGAGGTTCAATGAAACCTCTCGATGTAAAAGGTATCACTGAGAGAGATTTATTAGATCGTTTTGGAGATGGGCATGGTATGGTTAATGTTGGGCAAACATTATTACCAATATTAAATGCAGTTATAGATACTGCAGAACCTGAGCTTACAAAGCTTGGCCTATTACAAGATCAAGACCCGACTGAATCGGTATTTTTAAATATTGAATATATTGCAGGTAAATCAAACGTGGTTGATTATGGTCAAAATATTATTGCATTGCTTGGTGTTAATAAATTTGCATTAGCCCCGACAGGTAAATCCCGCCGAGGTTCTGAGGTTAGATATAATGATAAAGCACTTGAAGGATTAAAAGATAAGCTTCAAGTAGCAGCTCGTAATCAAGACTTTACTATCTATACAAGCATACCTGGCACATTGCCTGGTGGTATTAATTATAGTGATGTGTTACAAGAACCTATTACTGTGCAGTTTACACCTGAAGAAGCCGAAACAAAAAGCTTGGGTGTCTGGCTAAATGGTGCTATTAACCCTCGCGATACAAAAATTGACATTAATGGTAAAAAGCAAACTGCTATGACAAAGTCACTTTACTTCTACGTGATGGAAGGTCAAGGTCCATTAAGCGATCTTACACAAGATAAAAAAGCCCAAAAAATGATTGTTGATGGGGCTATTATATATCACGCAACAAAAAATATTGGTGAACGTATTAAAGAGAATGTTAACTCACCTGTTGATGTAGGTGAAGGATTAGTAATAAGAGGTCTTGATAAAGTACCGTTTAAGATTACTGGAGAATTTATTGTTAGTGGTTTAATGACAGGATTCAGATAATGCAAACATTTAAACAATTTGTACATGAAGCTGAATCATCTGGTGTGGCTATTCTACCAGGCGGGTTTAAGCCACCACACAAAGGCCATTTTGAAGCTCTTAAGCATATTGTTAATCAAAATAACGCCGCAGCAGCTGTTATCTTCATCGGTAAAAAAGATCGCGATGGTATAACAGCAGAACAATCAAAAGCAATTTGGGATATATATGGCAAGTACGTTGGAGTGCCTGTCACAGTTGCTGTCTCACAAATAACGCCCGTTAAAGATGTATATGAATATGCAGAGGAAGTAAAAGATAAACCTATCTTTGTCGGTGCTGGTGAAGAAGATATTT